GAAGCTTGACTACATAACCAGAACTTTTACCAATGTATGTTATTGTACTATACTCCATATCTTATTATTTTACCACACTTCACTAAACATTGCAGATTTTAAAGTCTAAATTCATTCTATACCAGCCTTCTTTCTCCAGCGGGGTGGATAGATTAGCCCCCGTTTGGTATGAAGACAATATCCTAGAGTTTGACCCAGTAATCCCACCAGTTTTAGCGACTTCATTACCTTTGCTTAAAATATACAAAAACCTTTCGGAAAGCTGAAACAGCCTGTCAACATTTGTATCAAAAATACAATAACGAATGCTGTCTTTTCTTATCCAATATGCCTCAACATTCGGGACCATTGGTTGGTAATAATAAATAACAAAAGGAGCCGTTTCGCCATTGGTAGCAACCACTGGAAAGAAGCTCATGGTTTTACCAGCAATGTTTGCCAAAGTAGCATCGGCAATTAATGCTGTGTTGATGTCATAGACACTAAGCGCCATATGTAACCCCCATATTTCTAGATACTGCGGTCTTTATATTCTCTAGAACATTGGATGACATTGATTCAACCATTCCAGAGAACTGTTCCCCAGTGGAGTTTTCAAAATGATATATCTCTCCAACATTAAATATGACATCAATGCTTTCTCCACTGCGAACTGAGCATTCTACATTTTCAAAAATGTCTCCATACTGCTCAACAACATTGCTCATAATAGTAGATTCACTTGCCATGATCCCCTCGGCAACACCTGACTCAATGTCCATAGGGATTCTTTCCAACCTAGCGAGTAGTAACGATACTTGATCACTTCCATTTATTCTCATTATTCGCCCTCCACAACTCTTCTTAAAGAAACTTTAACAGAATGTTTTCTACCCGAAAAAGAGAAATTAGGCTGAATTCCAATAATTTCAAAATTGCTACTCTCTATCACATTTGAATAACGATCAACAATATTTTTAACTCTATTATTGTATGTAATATATTCCGCATATTTAGCAGGAACAATCAATTCATATTTTGGCAAATTGTCTTGGTAGGGGGCGACTCTTCTCTCGCTACTGCTATTTGCTTGAAGTGGGGCTTGGAATTGTCCAGGAATTGTAGCAAGCATTGTGAATACAGCAACTTGCTGCCCAGCAGCGCTGGTTGTTATTGTCTTCTCATAAACATCACACTTATGAGTGAATCTTAAATAAGAACCATTTGACATTAGACCACATAATCCATAATAAACAATGTGTAGTCCATCAACAAAACATCTGCATCAATATTCCCAGTTGATTCATAGAAGCTGTCACTTGTTTGAATTTTCAAAATATCCATATCTGCGGAGTGGATGCCATGCCTTCTGTATTCAGAATCATTATTCATCATGTCTTCAAGCAACAAATCCGCTGCCTGTTCAATATTATTAGGAACAAACTGCCAGCCGAAGCTGCCCTCAATCTTGTAAGAATCAGCAGCGTTAAATTTGTTTGTCGTAATGACTGTTTGAACGCTATCCAGCATTGATCGCTTAAACTGAATATAGTATGTACTTCCAAAGCTGTGCGGTTCCTTTGCTTTCTCTATAGCAGTATAGGATGCATCTGACGAATCATATAGAATGGCTTCATCACTCATTCCAAGATTTAAAGTAACCTTCGTTAAATCTACAATTGGGTAAGGCAAATGTAAAGTTTTCTTATTTGTTCCAGGAATTTCAATATACTTTGATGGATAATAGTCAAATTGTTGACCGCAGAATGTGTTAATAATGTTTCTTACTTTCTTTTCCATTTTATCAAACTTGTCATACCAGTCATCTTCTAGTTCGGGATGATCCTCAAAGAAGTCATCAGCCGTGATATAAGGGGTGTAGACATTTATATATTGAGATTTTGTATAGGAAGTGCCAGATACAGTATATATAAAATCAGCACGATGCCTGCCCGCTGAATTTAGAACATAATGACCAGATGCCAACTGTCCATAAGTGATTGTATAAACACCCGCCGAAGCCCTAGTTGCTGCCGTTGGTCCACTTACAAGCGAACCAAACTCATGGTACAACTTCACGGAGACCGCATTTGAAGTTGGGTCAGAAGGAAGCGTTAAAGTAAGCGTCTTACTTGTATCTAATTTTACATCATCCATAATAGTCAATTATATCAGAGAAGGTATTCTAAGCCTTAGAATGTCTGCATAGCTACAGATACTTCAATATCGCTAACTTGAGTATCTAAATCAGCAACCGAAACCGCCCCGCTAATATCAAAAGAAACAATTGTATTGCTTGAGTTTTTATAAAAAATCTTACCGTCTGCGTAATTAATAGCAAGCTCCCCAACCTCAAGTGAGGCGGGGGCACCGTTAGCTGTTCCTGAATTTTTTAATTTAATTACATTAGCCATTAAAGCCTCTTAATTAGAAAGTACCACCATCAATTGTAGCAGTGTTGGCAGCAAGTGCTGCTAACTGAGCGCTGTAAGCTTGAACATCTGTGCCGATTGCAAGACCCAGAGCAGTTCTTGCACCGCCAGCAGTTGTAGAACCAGTACCACCGTAAGCTAAAGCAATAGCCGTTCCTTGCCATACACCAGTACCAATAGTACCAACAGATGTAAGACTTGATGTAACAACACTTGAAGCAAGCGTTGTATTGCTCAATACAGCTGCACCATTAATATAATACGACTTACCAGAAGCAATATCAAGATGTTCAGATGATGTCCAAGCAGTTGTTGCATTAATCCAGTTAAGTGTTTTTGTTGTTGCGCCAAGAACTGAAATACCAGCTCCATCGGCTGTAGTATTTGTAGGTGAGGCAACATTAGCAAGAACCACATTCTTATCTTCAACAACTAAAGTTGCTGTGTTAAGAGTTGTTGTATTACCCTGAACAGTAAGGTCTCCAGTAACAACGAGGTTATTGCTGATAGTAACATTAGCTGGAAGGCTAAGCGTTACTGCACCAACACCAGAGTTTGATACTGCAATTTCGTTTGCTGTTCCAGTCAAACCAGTTACAAGGTTTGTAGATCTATCACTAACTTGCGAAGCAGTGATTGAAATAGTTGTATTTGCAGCAGCAGTTAAACGACCTTGTGCATCAACTGTGAATGTTCCAACAATCCCCGCACCACCATAACCACCTGCAGTAACCGCAGTATTATCAAGATTAAGTGTAATTGTGTCAACAGATGCTGCCGATGATGTTAAACCAGTTCCACCAGCAATTGTAAGAGTGTCGGTACCACTAGAAATAGAAACTGAGCCGCTATCGCCAGCTGCCGTAAAAGAGGTTGCGACATTAGCAATTGCACCGTCAACATAAAGCTTGGTAGCGGCATGAGTGTTTGCGGTTGGGGTTGGAACAATTGTTGTACCAGAAAATGTTTTATTCCCAGTAATAGTCTGCGTTGTGCCGAGCGTTGTGTATGCTCCATAACCACCGATTGCAATAACTGATGTTGCACTACCAGCAGCCCCGCCAGTTCCTGTACCGTAGTACAAAATATTATCTGCTTCGTTAAATGCTAATTCCGCATTCTCCAAACTTGTTGGCGCACCTGCTGATCCAACAGACGACCTTCTTTTAATTCTTAGCGTATTAGCCATTAGTAATTTCCTCCATCCATTAATAAATTCGCTGCACTATGAACATGATCTGCCCTGGCAGCTAAAGTACTTACTCCAACCACACCAGCTCTTGCAATATCAGTAACTGTTGTAGCTAAACTTAAATTTCCTAAATTAATTGTACCACTTGATTGATTTAATACCGTTATATCTGTTGTAACCGCAACATTTGAGACATCGGTAGTAGTTACCTGTACTGTTGTAATATCAGCTGACACGAGTTACATCTCCAGTTACAGTGCAGACACCAGTAATTAAAGTAGTAATGGTTGCCCCATTTGTTTCTTGAAAATCATAAACATATGAACCAGCAGATATGTTTGCAGTATTTGATGAAGTAAGAGACATCACAAGAACCCCATTTGCAGCATTAGTAAGGGTTGACGAAAAAGTAGCAATAACTGTGTCAGAATTTCTTTTTTTTCTAATTTGACCAGTATAGGTTCTACTTGTGATGTTTACATTCGCATTAGCGCTATCTTTTATACGCAATTCATGCGCATAAGTATCGCCTTGGTAAATACTAATATCTCTAGTTGCAGCCATAATACCTCTCTAAGATTTTATCTTAAATTGGTTATGCTAGCAATGCAGCCCATGTCGGTTGATCAATTTGACCCGTCACTGGAATGCTTCTTGCTTTTTGAAATTGTTCAATAAGGTCTTGAGTTTTTTGACCAAAATCGCCATCAGGTCTACATGGGTAGCCATTCTTTTCTAAAAGCCTTTGAGCTTCTTTGATAAAAACACCTTTTTGACCCAACCGTAAAGTAGGCTTAGCTTTTGCTTCCTCAACATTTGCTTTTGGTTCAGCAACTTTTGCTTCAGCAGCGGCTTTCTGTTCCGCTACAGTCCCAAACATTCCTGTTGGTTTTGGATTGCGAGCAACATATTCTTGTACAGCAGCAGTCGGTGTATCTCCAGATACATAACGAATATGCCAAGGTTCCTCTGGAACAACTTCCCAGCTCCACCCAAACTTTTCAACATTAGCAATTAACCAATTAATTCTTTTCTTTTCTGAGGCATTAGCAATATCCACAGCCAACCCGAGATTATGCTGAGACTTACCTGGTGTCGCTAGCATCGCCATACCTTTCTTTAAGTACCAAGTCTTACCTTCAAAAGTTTTTGTTGAACCAGTGCCTGTATTTTCAAGACTGTAACGACTTAAAAATCCAGCCTTTTGACTGTCATAACTGCGATATAAATCTCCGCTACTCGTGGGCTTAAGTTCCACACCAGCAGCTTTTGCAGCCTCAACCATTGCATTCCAAGCATCAGCTGCAAGATAAAACAACTTTCCACCTGACGAAATATCCCGCAACAAACTCGGGTGCAACTTACCTGGCTCTACGCTTTTTAATGCAGCAGGCATTTTAACTGGAACAATATAATCCCATTCAACTTTAGCCATTACTTATCTCCTCCAACTTTTCTGTTAAACACATCATCAATTTCTGATATTGATAGTTTACCATCGTCCAAAAAGGCTCGTGAGAGTCCTTCTACAACAACAGCGACTCCAGCAATTCCAGCCATAAAACAGGCTTTCCATAAAGGGATATCGGCTATAGCGCCAGCCCCGATAACACCGAGAGCTGACGCAGAAAAAGTAGCCAATATTCTAAAAAGAATATTCTGTATTTGTTTCACTTAAAACTCCTAAATTATTTTGGTTGTATTACTTAGA